ATGCAAGGTCTCTCTTCCTACCTCGTATCTTTTGCTCATCATCCACTGAGAAGAACTCCACAATAGAGCCATTGTCAAAGGTGTAGATGTGCTCAGACTTATTGTGCTTGCTTACCTCATAGATATCCAAGTCCTTCATGATCTCTAAGAAGTCCCTCATCACTGTAGCTCTGAGTGCAGGGAAGGTCTTGCGTATGATGCTCACCACCTTGCCTCTGTTCTGCAAGCAGTAGACTATAATCAGCTGGCATAGGCTGTAGGTCTTGGATGACCTTGACCCACCCTCATTGATAATGAATCTATGGTCTGGACTGTTGAGAGCTTCAAAGTTTCTCTCGAATATCACTGTGCTCTTTATCTCCATAGTGTGCAATAGTTGAGCTATACCACTTAATTAGTAGTATAGTAAGATTTATGTCAAAGATACACTATTTAATAATAGTAACCTTAATATCATTTATTGCCTGGCCTTGAGTAGTTGTATCAACTCTCTCAGTTAGGTTGTTTAGTCGCTGAGTGATGGAGGCATTATACTGCCCTGTCATCCCTCCCTCTATCTGGTCTTGTCTGATTGCTTCCTCTATGCGCGTGCAGATTGTCGTATACGCTGAATATCTCCCATCCGTATTAGCAAAGTAATCCTGCACTGAACTATTCATATCAGCAGCAAAGCATCTAAAACCTACTTGAGTCATTGGTCTCTCCAAAGGTACAGCAGTTGCCTCACCTGTCTTGTTTGACAGTGAGTATTGATATCGTGGGTTGTTCTTGGTCCATTCTTTGTACCTTTCAAACAATTCCCACATTGCCTCTGGAGTCTCTATGTGTTTATGCTTGGGCATCACCTTTAGGTTTGCGTTTCTTCTTAGGCTTAGCAGTTGACTCTGGTATTGGTCCATCTATAGCTTTGTACTCTATGACAGTGACCTCAAGTTCATCAGCACCCTTGAGTTCTGAAGGAGATACATATACTTCACCTGGTGCAGTAGTAGTTACCACCTCCTCAAAGATGTGCTTAAGTCCTGTTGTGATATAATACTCTACTTTGCTCATATCAAGGCTGGCAATAGATACTGCCTTAGTTCCTGTGTGCTTATTGTAGACTTTGATAGTCTTGCCAATAAATTCGTCTTTAATTTTGTAGTTCATTTTGTTGTATTATTATGAATATTAGATAAGCAGCTAATGTTGCACCTGCAAATTTATACAGCAGGTACATATTCTCATTGAATAGTGCCAGCACCACACCCCATGCCAGGATGTAAGTGATTAAGCCTATGATGTCAACACTCTTCATACCTATATTGTATTTCTTTTATATTTTGTTTTATTTCTCTAATCAGAAAGTATGCCGATGTACTGTTGATGTCAAAGTACTGAGCCAGTGCCGTCTGAGTTGAGTGACCTTTGTCATAGTATGCCTCAAATATAATTCTTTTTATCCTGTCATCCAAGTTGTTCCTGTATATCTCGACCATTGCCTTCTTAAAGTTGTGGTCATTTTCAAGTCTTATCTTGTGTTCTATCTCTGTTGGGTCATCAATGCAATCTGTTAGGTACTCTTGTGATCTGTAGATGTCATCTTTCTTAGTCCTGGAGCCTTGAGTCCATATCAACTCATACTTGATAGTGTTCAGTAGGTAGCTCTTAGCCTTGTCTTGAGTCATATCTGGTATGTTGACCTTCACACAGTGTAGATATGCGTTGTTGATGACTGCATCTGCATCTATTGAGCTTGGTATATTGAGTCGCTTGAGGAAGTGCTTTGTGTATTTGAGCACCTCTTCATAGTTACGGCTGATATATTGGTCAAGTATTAGCTTCATACCAGGTCAAGAAGTCTTTATACCACACCTTCCTACGTACACCAGAGCAGAAGCACTCCTTGTCACGTATGCCTGTTGCCTTCTGCTTGACAGCTCTGAGTTGCACCAGTGAGCTCTTTGTCATTGTCTGCTCCTCTGGTAGGTTGAGGATGGTCTCTATGAGTTGTATATCAGTTTGTTCAAGCATACTGCTGTGAGTGATGTGGCACAGGCCACAGTGAATGATTGTGAGTAGGCCAAGGTTGACCAGAAGGAGAGACACTTCCAGCAACCTAAGGCTGTGTGCAGCCAGTCTGGTAGTATTAGCCTGGTATCGATGTAGTCCTGGATAGGCTCGAAGTGAGTGAACCACCAGGAGACTACTAAGGGAGTGATGTAATTGATTATCATGGTGTAAATATAGTAATTATTTGAATACAACAAAGAGGAGCTGTTACACTCCCCTGTTTGGTCACTTTATTAGATAGTTGAACACCTTATCATAGAACTTACCTCGTGCCTCACCACCTTGAAGGAAGCGGTGCAGTGTTGCGTTGACTACACCGATATCCTCTGCCATGTGTACAGCCCTATTTCTGCTGTTTAGCTTGTCTTTAAGCTCACTTCTCATCCAGTCGGTTAGTGTTTGACCTACTTGGAGATAAACGGTCTTAGAACGGGAGGTCATCTTGCTCCTCTATTGGTTGTACTGTGGCCTCACCTTGCACCTTCCATGCATCAAGGGTGTTGTACCACTTACCGTTGTACTCTCTGCCTCTGACATTGAATGATACTGTGACCTCTTGACCTTGGCCATATGGTGTTATTATATCCATCTTGTCATTGACTGTCTGGAAGATTACCTCTTGAGGATACTTGTCTGCTGTAGTGATCACAAACTCTCTCACTGAGAACTTGTCACTGATGACTTTGACTGGGTTGATGAGCTTGATAGCTCCTTTGATTGTTAGTTCTGACATTATACTACTGTTTCAGGAAATGGTATCTCCTCGGTTGTTGTTTCAATTATCTCATCTGCTATGTCACGTGCCATTATTACCATCTCGGTATTAGTCATGTGTATAGCATTGTTGCTAATCATTGCAGCCACTAACTGAGTGACTATTTGTGTTCTTGTTTCCATTTGTTATTTATTATTTAAAACATTAATATACTGTGAATAATACTCTGAGCAGTGGATTAACCGTTCCTTAATCTGCTCCTCAAGTGCCTGGTCTCTCTCATATCTCACCACTGTGATACGTTTAGCTGGATCTATGTGGTCAACTCTATGGATGGATAGGTTATCCCACTCAGTCAGTAGCTCATCAGGTGTAGTGTACATGGTGTAGATTAGTTCAAAGGATGGCTTATTATACAGCCACATATATGCCCTACCTTGCCACTCATACCCACTTGCATCACCTTCTGATGGTGTAGCAGGGAAGGTCTCTAAGGACCATGATGACTTAATGTCAATGATACTGTCATCTGTTATGATGTCACAACAGCCAGTCATGTACTCATTAGATACTCTCTCTTCGTTCTTAGTGTACAGAGCAAACCTAACTGAGTTCAGTAGGTCAATTCCTTCCTGCTCCCAGTCAGTACCCTTCATCATTGGCTTAGTCTTGATCTCTGTGTGGTAGCCATAGAAGTCCTGCTTAGCTATCTTACGTATCTCAGACTTAGTAGTCTCAGATAGTACCTCTGACTTGCTCCTTGAGTTGGTCATTAGGTTGCCGAGTTGTGATGCTCTCCACTTCATAGTCTTGCCTCCTGTTCTTTAGTTAGTGAGAACTGCTCTCTCAACTTCTTAATTGAGTAAGTGCCTTTCTCCATAGCAGCAAGTGCATCTGTAAGTCGCTCATCAGAGATAGGTGGCTTGGTTGGTGTTGACTTACTTGCAGCTGCACCATCATCATCCACTGACTGTAGTGATAGAGTTGACTGGAGGGTGTATCTTCTGTAGTAGGTTATGGCACTACCCTGCTGTTGTGGGTTAAGTCCAGCTGGCAGTTCCATACAAGACTCAACTTTTGCACCTGAGTCAATGTCTATAATCTGAGTGCATACACTATTTCCTTGGATAGGTTGCAACAGTAGTAAGCCGTTCTCAAGTAGAATAGGCTCAACTGCTTCAATGATTGCATTCAAGTCAGCGTATGACTTCTTGAAGTGTGGGTTGTTAGCATTCTTGGTAACCTTACCGATTGCTAACTTAGCTCTGTGGAGCTTTTGGTGGAAGGACAGTGTTGCCTCTTCGTTTGCCTGTCTGATTTTCTCAGATGAGCTGATTAATTGCTTTTCCATAAATTGATTATTTTCAGTAAAGTTAAGAAAGTT